GGTGCTCATGCTGACGCACGTCAAGGAGCTGATTGAGCAGAATGCTGAGAAGATGCGCCAACACTGGCCTGGTGCACCGATGGGCATCTACAGCGCCAGCATCGGCCGCAAAGACCTGGGCGAGCCGATCACTTTCGCTGGCATCCAGTCCGTGCGGGGCAAGGCCAAGGGGCTGGGCCACATCGACCTGGTGATCATTGACGAGTGCCACCTGGTCAACCACAAGGATGAGGGTGGCTACCGCAAGCTGTTGGCCGAGCTGAAGGCCATCAATCCTGCGCTGCGGGTAGTAGGGCTGACGGCCACACCCTACCGCCTGGGCCACGGTCTGATCACTGACAAGCCTGCGCTGTTTGATGCCCTGATCGAGCCTGTCAGCATCGAGGAGCTGATCTTTAAGAAGTATTTGGCTACGCTGCGCTCCAAGGTCACCAAGGCCAAGCTGGACACCACTGGCGTGCACAAGCGTGGCGGGGAGTTCATTGAGTCCGAGCTGCAGGCCGCCGTGGACACCAAGGACAACAACGAGCGCGTGGTGCGCGAGATCCTCGATCTGGCAGGCGAGCGCAAGGCGTGGCTGGTGTTTTGCACAGGTGTCAAGCACGCCGAGCACATCGCCGCTGTCCTGCGCCAGCATGGGGTGGCTGCCGAGTGCGTGACAGGAGAGACGCCAAAGAAGGAGCGCGAGCGCATGCTGGCCGACTTCAAGGCTGGCCGCCTGCGTGCCCTTACCAATGCCAACGTGCTGACCACCGGCTTTGATTACCCCGACATCGATCTGATCGCCATGTTGCGCCCGACCATGAGCGCCAGCCTGTACGTGCAGATGGCAGGCCGGGGCATGCGGGTGAAGTCGCACATCGATCACTGCCTGGTGCTGGACTTCGCTGGCGTGGTGGCCACGCACGGTCCGATCACCGCCGTGCAGCCGCCCAAGAAGGCCGGAGAGGGCAACGGTGAGGCACCGGTCAAGGTCTGCGACAACTGCGGGGAGCTGTGCGCCATCTCGGCAACGATTTGCCCTGCCTGCCTGCATCCATTCCCTGAGCCGGAGCGCAAGAAGCTGGAGCTGCGCAATGATGACATCATGGGGCTGGAGGGGAGCGACCTGGACGTGACAGCCTGGTCTTGGCGCAAGCACCTCAGCAAGGCCAGTGGCAAGGAGATGATCGCCGTGACCTACTACGGTGGCCTGAGCGATCCGGCCATCACCGAGTACCTGCCGATCTTGCACGAGGGGTATGCAGGGCAGATGGCCATGCAAAAGCTGGTCAACATGGCTGAGCGCAGCCAGATCGTGCCTGGTGGCCTGAACGTGCAGTCGCTGGAGGAGATGGTGGCTAACATGAATCAAACGCAGCCACCGGCCAGCATTGAGTTCAAGCGTGATGGCAAATTTTTCAGAGTGATGAAAAGGATATGGGCATGACCACCAAACCAAGCACCAGACCGAACGAGCCAGAGTTTTTGATTCAGTGGCGCGAATGGGATAAGGCAGGGCCGCCTAAGTGCTGCCACACCTGCGAGCACTATGGGGTCGATGGCCTGTGCGTGGAGTTCTTCATGACGCCGCCCGAGGAGTTTGCCGCCACGGTAGATGGCTGCGAAAAGTGGGAGCAAGAATGTCCGTTCTGAGCGACCGGCTGCCGACCGAGCACGAGGAGCAGCGCGAGCTGGTGCGCTGGTTTCGTCAGACTTGGCCAGGCGTGCGCATCTTTGCCATTCCCAACGGTGGCGCGCGCAGTCCGGCCACCGCTGGCCGTCTGAAGGCCGAAGGCGTGAGCAGTGGCGTTCCTGACCTGTTCATCCCTGCCTGGGGGCTGTGGGTCGAGATGAAGCGCACTAAAGGCGGCAGCCTGAGCGTCGAGCAAAAAGGATGGATTTCATATCTGGAAAGTGTTGGATTCTGTTGTATAGTGGGAAAAGGTGCGGAAGCTGCCAAGGGGCAGATCAGTGCCTTTTTTAACCAACACAAAGGAATTTTATGAGCACTCGCATTTACGTGGTCACGGACACAGAGACCAACAAGCACCGACTGATTCGCGCTGGCAACCAGGCCCAGGCCATCAAGTATGCCGCCCAGACCCGCTTTGACATCGAGGTCGCTGGCCAGGATGACCTGGTGAACCTGCTCACCAATGGCGTGCCTATCGAGCTGGCCACCAGCCAGGCCACGGCTGACATTTTTGAGGATGTCATTACAAATGCTGGAGGGACTGACTGATGGCCACCGAAAAGACCAAGGACCGCTGGATGACGATCCGCATCCCACCGGACGTGGAGCTGGCGCTGCGCCGCCAGGCCGAGGCCGACACTCGCACCCTGGCCGCCCAGGTGCTGCACTACATCAAGCAGGGGCTGGCCAGCCAGCCGCAGGGGGCCGCATGAGCAGCGTGCCTGGCGTGCACATCGGCCAAATTGTGCGCAGCGTGGTCGGCAGCGGACGGTCTTTCAAAGTTCTGCGCAATGATGAGTTTGTCGCTTACCAGGCCGGCCGGCGCGAGGGGCCGTACTGCCGGCTGCGCGCGCTGGATGACCACAGCTGCGAAGTGTTGTACCCACGCAGCTGGTACACGGTGCCTGGCGAAAGTCTGGCGCTGTTTCTAAAGGAGACCACATGAAAAGACGCATGAGCATGAGCATTGATTGGCTGCCGCGCCGCTGGCCGTATTTTGCGATTGGCTTTGATTTTGGCGAGTTCAGACTGTACCTGTGGATCGTCGAGATCAAAGTTTGGAGATCGTACTGATGAAGTGCCCAGTCTGCGGCACCTGGACGCTGGTGAAGCAAACCCGCCAGCGTCCCGATAACACCACGCACCGCCGCTACGAATGCGCCAACCTGCACCGCTTCACGACGCTCGAAACGGTGGTAAAGATCATCACTGCAAAAAAACTCAAAGATTAGGGTTTGTGCTTAGTTGCATTGATTGTGTGGAATCGTGGTATGATGTGGGCATCGCAACCAACCAGCAAGGAGCTGACCGTGAATGCAACTACCACCCTCGAACTTGGGCCAACTTTTGAGACCTTCGTGCATGCCAACAAGCTCGATGCCAAAGGCCGCCACATTGGTTTTGTTGTCGGCCTGCGCGACAACGGTGTCAACTTCTACGTCTGGGTGCAGAACGCTCGCTACCTCGGCAACGGTGAATGGGTTGAGTTTGGTGTGCAGCAGCGCTCGCGCTGCTTTAACAGCCTCAAGGCAGCCAACACCTGGGCCTACGCCACCGCACGCGAGCGCATCGCAAAGCTGACCAAGTAATCAACCCTGCGCCCTTCGGGGCGCTTCATCAACCAGCAAGGAGCTGACAGCATGAACAAGACACAAAAACGCGAGATCGAGAAGGCACGAGATTTCCACAGCCTCGGCCACCACGAGATCGCAGCGCGCATCCTGGCCTGCTGCCAGCGCTGCGCCATGACCAAGCGCGCACAGCAGACCATCATCCAGGTGGCCTACGAGCTGGACCTGATGCGCTTCATGCGCATCGAGAACGGCTGCCTGATCACTGACTGAAGGAGGCCACCATGATCAAACGCTACCAAGTCATCCTGGCCGTCATCGGCCTGGTCGTTGCAATGGGCATCGTCGGCCAGTCCGACTTTGAGGAGGCCGAACGCCAGCAGGCCGAATACTGCGAGATGGTTAAGCTCTTCAAGCAGACCAAGGGCCAGTCAGGCTGGCCAGCCTACAACGGTGAGGGGATGTGCCAGCGCCTTTAGGCAAACGGTCTGGTGCCAGCCTTGTCGATGACCAGCGCGTGCTGGCGGGGGCTGGTGTCCTCGATGTTGGGGATGCTGATGTGGGTCCAGCGGTCGAACTCACAAATCACTTGGTCATAGGCAATGCCACTGGCAATGATGGCTTTCACCACCTCATCTGGTGTCATGCCTGGCACCTTGAAGTCGGCAGCGCAGCCGAGCCGGTGCTGGCTGGTGTCTTTGCTGCCCACCGCATCATTGACCTGCTTGGTGCGCAGGCCTGAGCTGATCATGATCGGCTTACCGCCCAGCACTACCTTTACCTCCTCCAGAAATTCAGCCAGGCGTGTCAGGTTGGCCAGCTCCTGATCGTTGGGGCTATTGTCCCAGCCGTTGCGCTCGGCAGTCTCTGAGGCCGTCAGCTCTTCCAGTGTGAAGTGTGGGGTCAGGTTCATTTTGCAGCCTTGGAAAGCAGATCCGTTTTGGCTTGAGAGCCAGCCGAGCTGCCAAAGTAATAAGCGATGATCCCAGTCCAAGCTGTGCCAAGTGACCCTAGCATCATCAGAATGGCCGGGTTGGCGCTGTCGATCTTGTTGAAGAACATCATCACCATGATGCCGAAAAAGCCTACCGTCACAGCGCCAGCCAGGATTGGAGGCATCATCGAGCGAGTCGTGGCCTGCATGTCCCTGGCGCTTTTGCGATCCTCGACCGCCAGCTTCTCGAAGTTCAGGCCCAGCTCCTGCGCCTGCTTCTGCAGCTCGATCTCAGCCAGCTTGACCTGAGCGATCTGATCGGCCGTCAACTTGTTGTTGCTGATCAAGTCACCCACCTGGTCGGGGTCGACGCCAATCGCCTTGGAGATGGCCGACACCGCCATGCCTGCCAGTGGGCCACCCATAGCGGTGGCAATGGTGGGTGCAATTTGTTTGAGCCAGTCCATGATTACCCTTTCAGGTCAAAATTTAGGTTAGGGTGTCGGGGATACTGCACCACTCGCTCACCTTCTGGGCATCTGTACTTGATCGTTGCCAGCAGGGTGGCTGCCCCAGGCGCAATCTTTTCTTTCCTCACCATGGTGAGCTGGTACGTGAACGTATCAATCTCTGGACCTGCCGGGCCGCTGAACTTGCTGGCCGTGGTGGTCGCTTCGTGGACCATACCGGCTGCGTCTCTGATGCTTGGGGTGAAGCTCTCGACAGAACAGTCGTCGCGCTTTTTAATCCGCGCAACAGTGACTGAGATCGGCTTGCCAGCCTCTGCCACAATCTTGAAGTGCTCTGGCGCCCACTCCAAAATGGCCCTGTCAAACCAACCAAATTTATCGGCAAGGGTATAGCCGCCACCAATCGCTGCAACGCTTGCAGCAACTGCTCCAATGGCCTTGGTGACGTCAATCATCAGGCACCCAGCATCTTTTTCAACATCTCCGCAGCAAAGCCTGGACCAAGCAGCGTGACCGCAATCAAGGCATAGAGGATGTACTCAATGCGGCTCATGCGCTTG